AAGAACGCCCGGAACAGAAAGCGCCCACAGCTTGTAGGCGTATTTCGTGACCCCGTTATTGGCCAGCCAGCGCAGGGTGATCCGCTCTTTCAGCGATTCGTCGCTTTCTTCGTCCGCGCCCTCGTGTTCCAGCCAGTCCGCCATATTGCGAACAGCGCCAACGCCGTCAACAGGCGTCACCAGTTCGCAAATCTGCCCAACCGCCGCGTTGGCCGCTGCGCCGTATTCCTCGGCTTCAACCAGCACGGGTACAAAGTCCGCGCCATCAGGGAGTACAACTTGCTCCAGGGACACATAGCGGAAAATTTCACCCCTGCCGTCCGGCAAGGTTCGCACAATGCGCCCGGCACGGATCGTCACGTTCCCGCCCGCGCCCTCGCGGCGGAAAAATGGCACAAAGCCCCGCGCTCTAGTTGCCGCCTTGCGCTCCAGGCCGACGCTTTGCGCGTGAAGATCAAGCCATTCTTTTTCGGAAAAATGCGGTACGGCTTGCCGGAGCAGCTTTTCAAGCAGCCTGTAAATCTGCCACTTGCCCCAGGCGGACAATTCGATCAGACCACGAATAACGCCCTTGTTCAGGTTCATACGGCGCGGGAGCCAGCCGCGCGCCACATAATCGTCCTGTACCGCGTCAATCTTGGTGAACAGTTCAGCGCGGATATCGTCAATGCTACGAGATATGCGCGGAAAAACTATCGGGGTCTGGTTTGGCATCTTGGATAATCAATTCCTTGGTGGCTTTGTCCAGTTGCATGACAAGGTTGAAGGGCTGATCCTCGCCTATGAATTGCCAGCGCACCGAGGCGACAATCTCTTTTTCATTCCAGGCTAGAATGGCGGCGGTCACGCTGTACGGCACCACGCGCGGATCAAGCTCAACACGCATGATCACCTCGGCGCAGAACGCGGCCCGGTTGCCTTGCGTGGATTCTTCCAAAATCCAATCGTGGATCAGCGATCCAAAGTCCGTGTCATAGAAAAGTGAACCCAAGCGGGTATCAAGGCGTAGGCGTATATCCTGCTCCCCGGTTTCCGGGCCGTCTGTCAGGATAAGCTCACCGCTGGCCGCAACCCTGGCTTGCCCGTATGCGTCCAGGGCAATACACTGGCCCCATAAATCGGTTTTCGCTTGGTTCATGGATGCAGAGTAGCTTACGCCGGAGCGGCGCGCCGGAGATAAGGCGGATAAGGCGGGGTATCTTAGACAAGGCCCCTGGCCGGGCCATCGAACAGGGGGGCGGTAACAACCCCGCCCACCTTGAGCCTGCCACCGACAATAAGATCGCTGCCGATGCTCATTTGCCCGGTCAGGTCATAGTTGCCGATATGATTTGTATCGCCGCTTTCCCAATTCGTGCCATGTCCCCCGTTTTCGCCGCTCATGGTCACGTTGCCCTCAACAAAAATACGCGGGGCCGCAAGTCTGGCCGTGCTTCCTGCCGTCATGCTGGCGTTATTCCCGGCTGCTATGCTGGCATTATCCCCGGCCTTGATTGTCCAGTTTTTGCCTGCCGTGCCTTGAATATCCTTGCCCGCCACGGTAATCACATTTTCCGGCGTCAAGGTGACAATCTGCTTTTGCTGATCAATGCGTATCTCCACGCCCGGCTCCAACTGGACTACAAATTCATTAAGCGCCGCCTCCGGCGCGTCCTGGCCGTGCCAGCGGAAGTTTGAGATACGCGGGTAATTAGGATCGCCGTCATAGTAGGATAGATCGCAATGTGTGCCCTCCACAGGCGGGCACACAACGCCGCGATTAGGGCCTGCCCAAAGTACCGGGATTTCAACCTTGGGCACCACAGGCTCGGATTCGTCCTCGGTTTCATCGTTACGCAGCGGCTTCACATCGGCGTAATAGCGCCCGCCGGAGGCGGGATAGGAGGCCACTACTTTGGCCTTGCGCGTGACGCGGTAGTAATGCCGCATGTCCGGCATACATAGCTCCACAGCCTTCTTGATCAGGTCGAACAAGCCCGCCGCGCCCATAGATCAGCCCCACCCGGCCTTTTTGCCGTATAATACCGTCGTTTTATTACTGGCGGCTTGTAAAAGGTGATTCACCCCCTCCGCCCGTTCCAAGATGACTATCCCCCGGCGCTTGTCCCTGATCCGCACCAGCCGCCCGTCTGTCAGGCCGGGAAGCGCAACGGACACCACAGCGCCCATTTCGCCGGGGCTGGTGGGCGGGGTATGGTCGATCAGGTTTTGCGCCGTTTCGATCACATAGGCCGGGCCGGGTTCATCCTCCGGCGACCAGTTGAGGCCGTTTGCCCCAAGCCACACCGCATGGCAGGAAAGATCATGTCCAAAGGAGCGCGCCAGCGTATTCTCAAGTTGCTTGATCGCCCTGGCTACAGAAACGCGGGAAAAAATCTGGTGGGGCAGCATATCGCCGGGTATGTCCACCGCCCCCACAGGCAGCCCGGTACTGGCCAGCAAGCGCCGCGCTACAGCCTGCGCCGTTTCCTGATAAAAACTTTCTGTAACCATAGTCGTGGCCAGCGCCTTTTCCAGCCCCACGCCCCGTACTGTGATCGCGTCCGGGTTTTCCTCATTTTGCCCTGGCTGATCTATGGCCTCTATCGTGCCCTGCCATTCATGCCGGAAGCCCCCGGAGCCGCGATACCAGAAGCGGGCTATCAAACGCTGTCCCACTTCCAGAGCGGCGCGGGCCTTGCCCTTTGGATCGGGTATCTGGATCACGGCGCGGGAAAGAACCGCCCGGCGCTTGTAGTCAAGCTCCAAGTGAGGCGTCCGCACAACTTCAAGCGGGCCGACATTGCAACGTATATTCAGGCCCTCGATCATCAATCCACCCTTATGCTGAGTGATTCTTCCGGCTCCCGCGCGCCGCCCGCGCCTTCCGCCATTTCGCCGGGCGTGGGGGTTTTGGCCTCTGCAATTTCCTTGCGGACAATGGGGGGCCGATGTTCAGTAAAGCCGAGCGTGGCCGTGATCGTGTCCTCTCGGTTTGTTTCCGTGCTTTTCAGATTGTCAAAAATGACTTGCCGGATACCGCGCGCCCCGGAGTGGCGATTGACAAGGGCGTATATTTGCGGGTTGGTTTGATCGTCTGTTTGACGAAAAAAGGGCGCAAGCTGCTCCAGCTTTTCGTAGCAGTCGCTTTCATCATCCGTGCAAAGGGTAAGCACCAGAACAGCGGCCTGATCCTCAAAGCCCTTTGGCGTCTTGCGGTTGCCGGAAAGGCCGTCAACCTTCTGCTCGTCGTAGCGCACCTTGCCGTCAATGGTCAGAGAGGTTAGCAGGCCGGGCAAGGCTTCGCCGCCCAAACGCACAACGCCGTCCTCAAAGGTTATCCGCTTCATGCAAGCTGCCCCCCGCCGTATTCATCCACCAAGTCTTGCAGGGATTGCACTAAATCCTTGCCTTCCTTCACGTCCGGCAGCGAGATATTGCCGATATGGAAAACATAGCTTGGGCCTGCGCGGCCATAGCTGCCCTGACCGTCCTCACGCGAATCGTCCAGGCTCTGCGCTGAAAAATGCGGCACCTCCGGGGTAATGGCCGCCAAGCTTTCGTCTATGCTGTGTATCAGTGCGCCAGCGCCCTTTTGTACGCCCTCGGCAAGAGTAGTCATAATGCGCGAACCGGAAAGGGTAAGCTCGGACAAGGGGCCGGTTTTGGCGTCAGAGAAAGGCAGAAGATCGCGTATGCCGCTGAAAACGCCCCTCACCCCGTCCGTCACCGAGGACGCAGCCGAAAGAATACCCGCTTTGAGCGTTTCCAATATGCGGGCGCCGCTCTCAAAAAGGTCGATGGTGCCGAGGTAGTCTATGGCCTCCGTCCAGGCCGCGCGGAGCCAATCCCCGATCCTGAACAGATCGGCAATGCTCATAAAGGAATCAAGCAGAGCGTCCCATATATCTTGTCCTATTTGGGCGGCTGTCACAAAGTCACCGCTCAAAAACGCCGCCAACCATGACAGGCAGGAGATCGCAATGCCAAGGCCGTTAGCGACAAGGTGTATAACCGTCGCCAGGGCTTCAAAGCTCCAGGAAACAGCCCCGCCCACCGCTTTGCCCAGATCATAGAAGCCCGCCGTTGCCGATGTCACCTCGCTGCCGAAAACGCGGGCAAAGAGCAGGCCGAGCTTTTCAAAAGTCGCCGCCAGCCTGTCGCCAATCGGCATAAAGAGCGACAAGGGCCGGGCAAAGTCCAGGCCGTCCCACAGCCCCGTAAAAAAGCTCTGTATCCGGTAAACAACCCTTGCCACTGTAGTGACAAAGCCCTCCAACCCCGCCGCCCTGATCTCCTTGGCCAGTTCGCCCCGGATCACACCCGTGCCGTCCGTGAGGGTGCGGAAAACTTCAACCACACCCCGGCCAACCAGGGCAATGTTGCGGCCCCATCGGCTCATTGTGTCGGCAATGCCGCCAAAATTGGACCTCCAAGCGGCATACAAAAGGCCGATAGCCGCTATGACCGCCAAGAAAGGCCAGCCCAGGCCGAGAATCGCTGCTTTGAGCGGCAGCAGGGCCTTGGACACTATGGGCGCAAGTTTGGTAATGCCCCATATAGCGCCCGCAAAGCCTGTAACCCCTATGATCACCGCCGCCAAGCCTGCGGTTATTTTCAAAAACCGCTGCCCGAAAGAAGATTCCGCTATGAAGCGCAGGGCGTCGGCCACATAGCCGAGCCGGATGGCAGCCCAGGAGATTGTCGGCAGGAACAGCACACCTATGGATCGGGTCAGGTTGTCAAACTTGTTCCGCATGATCTTGAGCGCCATGTCGGTAGCCTGCACCCGCTCCGTATAGACAGCCTGCATACTGCCCGCGTAGTCCAACTGATTGCCCACCAGGGCAAAAGACTTTTCAAGATTGCCCATGTTGGAAAGCAAGGGGCCAAGGACGCCGATTGTCCCGGTTGCCCCTTGCCCAAACAGATCGAACATGAGGGCGTTTTGCTTGTCTTTTGACTTGCCGGACAGGGCTTGCAGAACGCCCAAGATCGTCCCTTGCGCGTCTATCTGCATGTCCTTGGCGACTTGCGCCGCTGAAAAGCCCAGGCTTCGCAGCGCGTCCGCCGCGGTTGTACTCATGGCGTCGCTTCTGGAAAGAACGGTCATAAACTTTTGCATGGCCGTCCCAGCCGCTTCCGGGCCTGCGCCCGTCGCCATAAACGCCGCGCCCAAAGCCGCCGCCTGATGCTCCGCAAGGCCGTAAACCTTGGCCAGCCCCCCGACGTTTTGGACAAGTTTACCCAAATCCCCGGAGGATATTTGCATACCCCGGCTCAAGTGCCCCACAGCATCGGTAAGCGAGTACACCTGGGGCAAAGTCAGGCTCATGCCGTTGCGCCAGTCTTTCATCATGCGCGCGGCTTCATCCGTAGTCAGGCCAAAGGCCACGCCCATTTTTACGGCCTGTTCAGCAAAAATGGCCAAGTCGTCCTTGGCCACCCCGTACTCGCCCGCCAGCTTGACAACAGCGGCGATCCCCGCCGCCGTTTCCGGCAAGCGCCCGGATAAATCCTGGACTGTCTTGCTCATGGCCGCAAGTTCAGCATGGGTATCAAATCGGACAACCCGCGCCACATCGGCCATTGCGCTTTCAAAGGCTATCGCCTTGGCCGTGCCTATGCCTAACGTGCCAAGAAGAACGCCCGCCACCATAGCAACCGGGGCCATTGCTATGGCTACCGCGCCCATTTTGGTGCCAAGACCCGCCGCCGCGTTGGTCGTGGCAGTCATAACACCACGAATCCGGCGTAGCGGATTTGAGATCATGTCCACAAGGGAGAGGGCGGTAAAAGCCTTGAACGCTTCCATTACAACTTGATCCTGATATTTGCGCCAATCTGGCGCGCTAAAACGGTTACGAGCCTTTCTTCAAGCCATTGCGCCTTTTTTGACTGGAGCCGCCAAACGTCCAGATCGTCGGACGGCTCCACGCGCAACCAAAACTGGATCAGCGCGTCGACCTGATCCTCCCGGCTTAGTTTCCCAAGTCAGCCGATATGCCCACAGCCTTGATCAGGGCCGTAGAATAGCTGGTGGCAAGGCCGGGGTATTCTTCCAGCGTGGCCGAAAGCGTTTCCCTCTCATCCGGGTGGATCGTGGAGAACAGCAAATCACGCGACGCCTGCGTAGGGTTGCGGGTGGCGGTGTCAGTCAACCGCTTGATCTGCACCCGCGAGGGCTTGGCGAAGCGGAAAGAAAGCTCTATATCTTCCTCCTCCCAAGGATCGCGGAAACTGTGCTTGAACGCGGCATATTTGCGGCCTGCCGTGTCTTTTTCCTGTCCGTCCGGGGTCGGGGTATCGTCTTTTTTATCAAACATGCTCATGCTCCCTTGTCAGTTGTAGGTTACGGGCTACACGGCAAGGCTGCCGTCGCCCTTTGCCGGGTTGTTGCCCCATTGGATCGGCTCAAGTATGGTAAATTCATACGTTATGACCGAAACTTCATCGTCGCCCTGGCTACCGCCGCCGCCCGTCTTCTTGCTGAGCTTGCAGGATTTCAGGGTGTCTATTATTTCCGGCTGATCAGGGTTGGCGTAGCCCACAACGATGGTGAAAGGTTTGTGATCGTATATGTTGCCGCCGCCTGTTGAAACGCAATGGGCGTCCAACTTTTCCGATTCGTCGCGGTAAAGAGCCATAGTACCGCTGGCCGAGTAATTGCCCCGGCCATAGGCGCGCGGTTTCGCGCCTTTGCCGTACTTTGCGGACACGGGCTGCTCGTCCTCATACTTGATCTCTTTAATGCCCGCCAAAACGCCTGTCGGCCCCATGACGGACATATCTTCCCAATCATACTCTTTTCCGTTTATTGGCATGTCGTACCTCTTTCTGGTGCCTGGTTATTTACGCCGCCCGTGCAAGCCGGGGGTCAAAGCGGCTGCCAGCATAGACATATCTGGCAAAGAGCTTGATCTTGCGGATTATGGGAATGCCGATCA